ATATTCTAAATATCCGGCCCCTGCAGAAGAAATCGACGAGCGCATGAATTCTTTTTGGGATCAAGTTGAGGACGCCGATAAGCCTGCATCTCATGTATTAAATACCTAGACAAGGAACGACCATGGACCGCAAGCAAATGGCCAATGCCTTGATGGGCTATGCCGACATCACGACGGCGGATGTGCTCAACACGCCCATTCGCAAGGGGGCTGTGCTGCCATTCACAGAATATGCTGATCGCAGCGAGTTCGATTTGACCAGCGGGTTGCCAGGAGCGCTCTACAACGCCATGACAGCTCCTGCTCGCGCCTATCGCGGTGAGATTAGCGAAGCCGATATGATCCCTGAGGCGTTCAACGTCGCCGGATCAATGACGCTTGGAAATCTCATGTCTGGAGCAGCGGCGCCGGTCAAGCAACGGGCAATCTCAGCCTACAAGGCAATGGGGCCAGCAGATGCCCCAGCAGACGCCATGCGGACCGCACGTATTGCAGGGGCAAACAGATTCATGTTTGACGGTCCTGACGGCATGGAAGCAACGGCATTCGCGAACCGTAGGCCAAGCACTCTTGCTGGGGATGAACTCCTAGACATGCTCTACGGTTCAGGCATGGGGCCAGCGAACAGCAACAAGGCAACCGCGGAACTGTTCGCCAATGCCAAGACTGCAGCAATCCCTGGTTTGCCTATGACGGATGGCATGAGGTTGCTTCTTGCCGATTATCTTGGCTATGGAAACGACGAAGGCCCGATCTACTGACCGGGCCTCCTTCCTTACTTCAAGATGCGGATCAGCTCATCAATATCCGCCTGGGTGAGTGGGGTTGCGAAATCTAGCCTCATGCGGCCTTCGCTCGCCGCCAAGCGGTCGTCTTAGAGACTGTCGGGAACGCGGTCTGTACTTCAGGGATCGAAGGCTGGCGGCCATGACGTGCTTTGAAGTGCTGGCACCAGTCAGTCACGTTGTCGGGGCCTTCTTCTTCGGCCTCGGTGTCGGGAAGGGACTCGGAACGCGGCGGAACAGGCTGGAACCCGCCTGAAACGTCGCGGAACGCATATCCCAGCGAGACAATCGAGCCGATTTCAAAGAACAGGCACATCAAAAATGGTTCGAGCAACGCCAAAGTCGCCTTGGCCTTTGTCTCATTGGCGCCGAACAGGGCCATGACAGCAGCCATCTTGGCAGCCTTGGGAGCAACCGGAGCAGGGGCACCGAGTTTGGCGACGTCAGCTTCCAGCATGGACACATGAGCCCGCACTTCCACCGCACGCCGCTTCCAGTCGTTGCAGGAGCGCCCGCAGAACTTGTTGCGGGTTTCCCGGTCAACCATCGCTTCGGCATCGGCAAGACGGGCGCGAGCCCGGTCCAAATCCGTCTGCTTGGCAGCGATGGCGTGGTTCTTTGCTTCTGTGGTGAGCTGGGCCGCATCCGTGGTTGCAGCCTGACGGCCTACCGAGTTGTAGACAATAAGTGCGGTTCCGACGACGAACAGGAGGCCGAAGCCCAACGCGCCGAACCAGTGCTTTGCTGATTTGGCCTTGGCCATCAGATGACCGGCAGCGATTGTGCCAGCTACGGAAATAACCGTCAGCACGTGGTACTGTTCCCACATCTGCGGCTTTGTGAGGACATCGCCCATGAGGATCACAAGCGAGCCTGCGGAAAAGGCCATGCCTGACGTGATTGCCAGGAGACGGCCTGGAGTGGTAGGATTCTGCATCGTTCAAATTCCCTCTGAAGGTTTTGGATGGTCACGCCCCCGGTCCGTTCCAGCGGATGCGGGGGCATTTCTTTAACACCATCAACATGACATGATTTGATCTAATGTCAAGTTAATACCGACACCTAATTGATTTTTTGTCAAAAGCGTGTATTGTCGCGAGCATGAAGAAAGCGCAGAACAGTCTTGACCGGCTTAAATCGCTCGGTTTTTCGCAGCGCCAAATAGCAGATGCGCTTGGGCTTACAGAAGAGCATGTGTCGAGGATCAAGAGCGGAGCGAAGAGCGTGCCGGTGTACGTCGATGCAGTTTTTGAACTTCTGGAAGCCCTGCCACCGAAAGACTGGCCGGATAGGTGGCGGAAATGAAGGTCTTTGCACTTCAGGCGCTGATCGCCGCATTCTTTGGGTTGCTATCCCTTCTCGGGATAACCTCGAACATGGTGGCCTTCACCGGCGGATACATCGCGGGCTCAATCCCGTTGATCCTTGCCAAGAGGCGCGACCCAACCTCTTGACCATCGACAGCAAATCACCCAGGGTGTGCTAGCGTATCGCGTAGGTGGGCAAAAAATAGAGCCATCCGCAGCAAAATAAATTGCGCGAGCCCACTGACGCTACGAAAGGCTCGCGCTTGTTGGTGTACAGACGCCGACGCGGAACCATCCAAAGCAACTTTCAACGCAACGATCCCAAGACTAACGCCCCGAGGTTGAACCCAAGATGAATCAGGTTCTGGCCCTCGCCGTGGCGTTCTTGGCCGTGCTTGCAATTTACGTGTGGATAAAGGCTCTGAGATCATGAACCCTGATCAAGCGCTGGCGCAGGTCCGGCCCATCCTGAAATTGATCGGAACTGTCCTGATCGTCATCGGGATTGCCAAGTTCTTCGGCTTTCAGATTCCCATGCGTGGCTCTGGTCTTGAAATCGCCGTTGCCGGCTATCTGACCAAGAGCATCTGATGCCCGTTTCCCGCCTCGACTTCGGCACCGCAGCGACCAATGACGGTGAGGAAATCTCCACGGCGTTTGTCAAACTGGATGCCAACGATGCCTTGCTAGAGGCTGCAATCGACGCATTGTCGGCGTCTACAACTGTTCTGGCAGCAGCCATCGACGCCATTGAGGCCGATTATGTCGTCGCGGCCGACATTGCCGGCATGCTTGAGACATCAGATATTGGCTCGACCGTTCAGGCTGCGGACGCTGATCTAGACACCTGGGCTGCCATAACACGCGCATCAGGGTTTGATGCGTTCGTTGCCACGCCATCGAGTGACAACCTCGCCGCCCTTCTGACGGATGAAACGGGTTCTGGCGGTGGGTTTGTCCGGTCAACGGCACCAACGATTTCTGAGCCCACCATAACGGGCAATATGTCTGTAGGTGGACGCCTTGGCGTCGGCACATCACCCGCCGTGCTTCTGCATCTGTATTCAGCGACACAATACGACGGCATGATCCTCAACAACGGATCAAACAACGTCGCAGGCTTTGCCGGGAACGATGCCGGCAACGATGGTGGGTTCCTATTCCTATCGACAGGAGGAACGCCCGTTGTATTCCTGTCGGCCACGGCCGGAAGCTACATTACAAGTGGAAATTTCGGTCTTGGCACGTCGTCAATGACGGCCCAGCTCCACACAACAGGCACGGTCAGATTTGCGAATTTCGGAGCCGGAACACTGACAACCGACGCCAGCGGGAACGTCACCGCAACGTCTGATGCGCGTCTGAAGGAAAACATCCACACTCTGCCGCTCGGCCTGGACTTCGTGGACCGCGTGGAAAGCGTTTCGTACCGATGGAAAGCAGAATCCGGCTTCGATCTCAGCAACCGCTATGCAGGATTCCTGGCGCAAAACGTTGCAGAGGCCGCCGGAGAGCACTCAGGACTTGTGACCGGCACCGGCAGCGATGGACACATGACCCTGCAAGAGCGCGGGTTGCTGGCGGCTGCGTACAACGCGATCAGCGAGCTTAAGGAAATCGTCTGTGATCTTCAGAGCCGCGTGGAAGCCCTAGAAGTCCCGGCATAGCGAATGTCCATTCTCGGCCAAGTCATCCGCATCGATACAGCAGGGATCACAATCGACACCAGCGTTGCGGTCCGTGTGGATCATTCACAGCATGCGCCGTCGTTGATCCATGCGTTCTCATCAGGCGGTGTCATTCTAACCCATAGGGCGGGCGGCAGTGTTCGCCTTGACCAGCTTGGCGGCGGCGCAACACGGATCAGGGTTCAATGACACTCACGCCCGGTAAAATATGGCCTGGATCACCGTTTCGCCTGACCAACACCTACACCGACGATACAGGCGACTACGTGGACCCGACGACCGTCACGCTCAAGACGATTGATCCGAACGGAACAGAAGCGACCTATGTCTACGGAACGGACACAGAGGTGGGACGCTCTGGAACGGGACGGTATTTTGCCGACATCACACTGAGCAGAGGTGGCAGATGGTTCTATCGCTGGATCACAACAGGCGACGGAACAGCCATAGCCAATGAGGGCGACATTCTCGTCCAGCGCTCACCGTTCGTGGACGACCTGGGACCCGAAGCCTACAGGCAATAGCTTGAATTAGTACATTGAACTGAAACGGTAAGGTTGAAAAACTGAAAAATGAGCGCGCCAGAGTTGAAAAGGAAAAAGACAGGCGGTGCACGTCCTGGAGCTGGACGTAAGAAGGGCGGCGAGAACCTTGCAACAAGGGTGCGCAAGGAAGCGGTCCGCGAAGCCGTGGAAGAAGCGCGCGCTGAAGGCATCACGCCGCTCGAGTACATGCTGAAGGTGATGCGCGATGTAACGGCAGACGACAAGCGCCGCGATGCCATGGCCGCAGCAGCGGCGAGCTACATGCACCCGCGCTTGAGCAATACAACCGTAAACGTCAATCAGAAGCGGACAGTTGGGGAGCTGAGCACAGATGACCTCATCGCTGCCCTTCAGTCGGGCAGAAATCGCAGCAGAACTGCTGAGGCGGAAGAAGGCAACGGAAAGCCTCATTGAATTCACCGAGTTCACGTTTCCACGCTATCGCACTGCCCCGCATCACCAGAAGGTTGCGCACCACCTAGAGCGGGTTATCAAGGGCGAATGCAAGCGCCTCATGCTGTTGCTCCCGCCAAGGCACGGCAAATCGGAGTTGGCCAGCAAGCGGTTTCCGGCTCTGGCGCTCGGATGGCGGCCGGAACTGCAGTTCATTAGCGCCTCTGCCACAAGCGGCCTTGCCGAGGACTTCGGGCGCGATGTGCGCAACATCATCAGTTCTCCAGAGTACGGCAATCTGTTCCCGCGCACGGAGCTGGCTCAGGACAGTCAGGCCAAAGGCAAGTGGAACACGAGCGCAGGGGGTATCTATTACGCGGTCGGTGTCGGTGGTGCCGTGATCGGTCGCGGCGCTGACATCTTCTTGATCGATGACCCCTATGCCTCAATGGCGGACGCGCAGTCCGAGACGACGCGCAAGAACGTCTATGAGTGGTACACGGGCACGGTTTACAACCGCTTGCAGCCGGGCGGAGCCATCGTGCTCATCAACCACCGGATGCACGAAGCGGACCTGACGGGATCTCTGCTTGCCCAGTCTGCCGCCGGCGGTGACGAGTGGGAAGTTGTTGAGCTTCCGGCGATCAACTCTGACGGCGCCGCACTGTGGCCAGAGGCCTATCCGATCGATGTGTTGGACAACATCAGGCGCAATACGATCCCGCGCTACTGGTCTGCACTCTATCAGCAGAATCCGGTTCCAGATGACGGCGACTACTTCAAGAAGGATTGGTTCCACTTCTACACGGACGCGCCCAAGCATCTGCGGACCTATGGGGCCTCTGACTACGCGGTAACGGCCAAGGGCGGTGACTACACGGTGCATGCCGTGATCGGCGTCGATCCTGACGACAACATCTATGTGCTGGACATCTGGCGCAGTCAGGCCGAGTCCCACATCTGGGTGGAGGCGTTCATCGACATGGTGGCCAAGCACCGCCCGCTCAATTGGGCGGAAGAGCAGGGTCAGATTATCAAGTCACTTGGCCCGTTCATCGATAAGCGCATGCGTGAGCGCAAGGTCTACTGCCGACGAGAGCAAATGTCATCTGTGGCAGACAAGCCAACGCGGTCGCGGTCATTCCAGGCGCGCGCTGCCATGGGCAAGGTCTATCTGCCGCACGCTGCGCCTTGGGTTGCTGATCTGCTCGCAGAAATGATCAGCTTTCCGGCTGGCAAGCACGACGATCAGGTTGACGCCTTGGGGCTCGTTGGCCGGTTGATAGATACAATGGTCGGTGGCCGCGCGCCATCGCAGCCGAGAGCAGAAAAGAGCAAATGGCAACTGGCATTCGAGAAGCGCCACAGGCAAACGGTCAACAGCGCCAAAAGCTCATGGAAGGCGGCGTGAAGCACGAGGAAGACTTTGACCTGGACCTGCACGTTCAGCGCGTCGAGGAATGGGAAGAGACAACCGACGCCGCCGTCAAAGCCTCAGAGCGGGATCGCGACTACTACGACAACAAGCAGTTGACGGCTGAAGAGCGCCAAACGCTGAAGGATCGCGGCCAGCCCGATCTTATCTTCAATATGATCCGGTCGAAGATCAACTATCTGATCGGACTGGAAATCAACGGACGCACGGACCCGCGCGGAATGCCGCGCAACCCGAAGGACGAGGACGCGGCAGAAGCCTGCACCGATGCCCTGCGCTACGTCGAGGACACGACCGACCTGGACCGCAAGTTCTCCGCTGTATGGGAAAACATCCTGATCGAGGGCTATGGCGGCATCGAGTTGATCGTTGACGATCAGACGGGCGACATCGACGTCACGGAATGGCCTTGGGATCGTCTGTTTTACGATCCTCACAGCCGCAAGGTTGACTTTGACGATGCGCGATACCTTGGCGGCATCGTCTGGATGGATTCGGATCAAGCCAAAGAGATGTACTCAGGCAAAGAAGATGTCATCGACACGACGGCCAGCGACGATGCGGGCCGCGCGCACGACGACCGGCCAAAATGGAAGATCTGGAGCACGGGCAGCCGGCGCAAGCGCGTCAAGGTCGTACAGATGTACTATCAGCAGGGCGGGCAGTGGCATTGGTGCCATTTCACCAAGGGTGGCAAGCTCGCAGGCGGCCCTGTGCCCTTCCAGGATGCGAAGGGCCGCTCATGGTGCCCGCTGTTCATGGTCAGCGCCTATGTGGATCGCGATAACAGCCGCTATGGCGAAGTGCGTCCGATGATATCGCCTCAGGATGAGGTCAACAAGCGCCGCTCCAAGGCGCTGCATCTTCTGACTATGCGCCAGACCAAGGGCGAGCGCGGCGCTGTCGATGACATTGACCTGATGAAGCAGGAACTTTCGAAGCCGGACGGCCATGTTGAGGTCAATCCGGGCTTTGATTTCGAAGTTCTTGACGTAACTGCTCAGGTCCAAGGCAATTTCGAACTGCTCCAGCAGGCCATGGGGCACATGAAGTCGGAAGGCCCGAACGCGGCTCTTATGGGCAAGCAGGACGGGGCGCCATCCGGCAAGGCGATCCTGGCCAATCAGAGCGGTGGTCAGATCGAGGTATCTCCGCTGATCGACCGGCACTTGGGCCTCAAGCTCAGGGTGGTCCGTGGCATCTGGAACCTCATTCGCCAGTACAAGACGGAAGAGTGGTGGGTGCGCGTCACCGACAATGAGGACAATGTAAAGTTCGTTGGCTTCAACCGGCCCGTGACGTTCCGCGAAGAGGCCTTGAAGCGCCTGGAGCAGCAGGGCGTTCCGCCTGAGCAGGCGCAGATGATGATGGCAGAGGTTGAGCAGGACCCGATGCGGGCGCCGATGCTCGACCAGGTTGTGCGCACTGAGAACGTGCCGGCCGAAATGGATATGGACATCTCGATTGAAAACGTCCCCGACGTTGCCAACGTGCAGGAAGAGCAGTTCCGGGCGCTGACATCGCTCGCGCCGGCCGTTGTGTTCCCGCCCGAAGTCTACATCAAGGCCTCCACGCTTCGGAACAAGCGCGAATTGCTGGAAGAGCTGAAGGGCGCAGGATCAAACCCCGAAGCCGATGCGATCAACAAGGCGATGGCGGATCAGGCCATGCGCAAGGGCGAAGCCGAGATCAAGAAGCTGGAAGCTGAAACGCTGAAGATCATGACCGAGGCTGACAAGAACGACGCGCAGACGGGGCAGATCATCATGCCCACGGTCGCCGACCCCGGAGGGGGAGAACAGCAGCCAATTCCGCAAGACACCAACCCGGCTCAACAGCCGGGTTTTTGATTCCCCAAAAGGGATGTGCCGCCGCCGGGCTTCGGGCGAATCGAGACTGAAACGTGCCGCCGACGATACGGGCGTGGAGAAAGAGCATGTCAGAGGACAAGCAGACCGCAGACCTTGATGCAATTTTGTCTGGTGAGATTCCGGCACAAGAGCCGGTGTCGCAGCAGACACCGCCCGAGCAACAGCCCCCCGAGGGCCAAGCCGAGGCAGAGACGGGCGATAAAGAGCAGGATGCAGCGCCGCCGGCTGTGCCACCCGTCAAGGATGAAGGACCGCACGTCCCGCGCAAGGCTCTGGAAGACGAGCGCCGCAAGCGCCAGGAGTTGGAACGGCAGATTGCCGATCTGACCTCGAAAGCCGCGCCACCGACGGCGCAACCGCAAACGCAGCAGCCTGTTCAACAGCAACCGCGCCAGATGCCGAAACGTCCAGACCCCTGGACCGACCCGGAAGGCGCGGCGGCCTATGACCAGATGATGTTACAGCATCAGTTGTTCGAGACGCGCGTCGTTACGTCTCAAGAGCTGATGAAGGCGACGAAGCCTGATTTCGACGAGATCAATAGGATCTTCATCGAGGCCGCATCGTCTGATCCGTATCTGGAACAGCAGTTGGTGCAGCATCCGTTGCCGGCCAAGTTCGCTTACGAGCAGGGCAAGCGGATCAAGCTCATGCGTGAGATCGGAGACGATCCCGACGCCTATGAGAAGCGGTTGCGCGAGAAGTGGGAAGCCGAGAGGGCAGACCAGCAGCAACCCCAACCCCAACCCGTGGCTCCGGCGGCACCCAAATCGCTGGCGTCAACCGCGTCAACGCAACCTCGGCTCAAGAATGGCCAGTTTGCCGGCGCGGAGCACGCCTCACTCGATGACATCCTTGGAGGCTAGCTATGGCTGAAACGTTTGTCCCGTCTGGCCTGACGGTCCAACAGTGGGACGCAAAATACTTCCGCGAATACCTCAACTCGAACTGGTTCAAGCAGTTCATGGGCACCGGATCGTCGAATATGATCCAGCTCAAGGAAGACTTGACCAAGAAGCCGGGCGACAGCGTGACTTTCTCGCTCGTCAACAAGCTTAACGGAACGGCAAAGGACAGCGATGAGGCCCTTGAAGGTGCCGAGGAAGCCGTTGACCTGCGTTCGTTTCAGGTTCGGGTTCGGGCCTACGATCATGCCGTCAAGTTCAAGAAGTTCGAGGCACAGAAGACGGCCATTGATCTGCGCCAGGCCCATCGCGATGTGCTGATGGACTGGAACATGGAACTTGATCGCGACAACATCATTGCTGCGATGGGATCTATTAATGGCGTCAACTTCGCATCCGCTTCTGAAGCGCAGAAGGACGCATGGCTTGCCAACAATGCCGACCGCGTGTTGTTCGGTAAGCTCAAGTCCAACACGGAATCGGATTTTGACTTCTCCGATTCCGTTGTGAAGGTCGATACGACAGACGACAAGGTGACGCCTGATGCCTTGACGTTGATGAAGCGCATGGCAAAGACGGCAACTCCGAAGGTTCGCCCGATCAGGCCCAAGGGGTCTATCAAGGATTCTGACGGATACATTGTTGTTATGCCGTCAGAATGCTTGCGCGATCTTACTGCCAATTCTGATTTTAGGCAGGCCAACAGGGAGGCGAGAGCGCGGGGCACTGACAATCCGATCTTTTCAGGTGCGGATTACGTGTACGAAAAGCTCGCAATTTACGAGATGGAGGACATTCCTTCTCTCGGAGCTGTTGGAAACGGTGGGGCAATTGTTCGCCCTGTCTATCTTCTTGGCGCTCAGGCCATCGGCATTGCGTGGGCCAAGCGGCCTGAGACGGTAGAAGAAATGTTCGACTACAAGCGTGCTGTCGGCCTTGGAATTACGCAATGGTACAAGGTTGAGAAGATGCGCTTTGGTGCAGGTGAAACCGATACGGACAACACCAAGGACCACGGTGTTGTCACCGGCTACTTCGCGTCGGCTGCGGATGCGTGATAGGAGGATCAAAACATGACTGCTGAAACGCTTTCCAACAGCCCGCTCTCCGTGGGCGCGGCGCACGGCCTCGCGAAGACTCTCAAGGTCTGGCATCGCAAGTACGAGATCGCCGCGAACGTCGAGGATGGTGACATCTTCGAACTCGGCTACATCCCCAAGAACTGCATGGTCTGCGGTTGCGTGTTCGTGCTCGACGACATCGACACGGGCACGGAAGCGCTCGACATGGATGTGGGCTGGGCCGCGAACAGTGGTGGATCGGCAACCTACACCGATCCTGACACGAACGTCACCTATACCAACAGCGGCGCATCGGCGTCGGCAGCAGGTCTGTCGAATGCCGGCGTCCTGACGGGTGACGGCATCGCGGAGTTGCACACTGGAAACCAACGCATCCAGTTCTTCGTTGATCCGCTGTTCTTCTCCGAGAAGACCATGATCCAGATCGAGGCCAACGTAGCGGCAAATGCGTTCGCCGCTGGCGGCGCCGCCGTCTATCTCATCTACTACATGCTTTGATAGCGGGGCACGGCAATGACCAAGCAGGCATTGGAGCTGGCCGCGGCCGTGCTGCGCGACAACGGGAAGCTATCGGCGGAGGAAACCATCGCCTCCGCCGATAGCGATTACATCATAGGCAAGTACAGGTCCAAGCTTGAGGACTGGCGCGAAGAAGGGCTTGTCTACTGGTCCTACAACGAGATTCCTGAAGTTGTCTTCGACACGCTGTCCGCCCTGGTCTGGAACGAGGTATCGAACGCCTTCGGCGTGCGCGTGACGCCAGAGGACCGCGTGCAGCGTGAAACGATCCTGTTGCGCCGCTTGCGTAGGCACATGGGACGCTCAAAAAGCGGATTCCAGACGAAGGCCGTCTTCTACTGATGTCCGACCCAATCCCTCTGTCCCTCAACATGAAATCAGCGCCAAGCCGGTTTCAGCAGGGCGGTGCCGCACGTCTCGTCAACGGCTTTGCCGAGGAAATCGGCGCGGAAGGCCGGGTAACGTTCGCGCTCTACTGTGCCGACGGGTTGCAGGGATTTGCCACGCTCGACGGCATAACGACCGGCATTCGCGATAAGCTTGAGGTCGATGGTGCGCTGTATGTCGTCGCTGGCACGCAGCTCTGGAAAGTTCAGAGCAATGGCGTTGTGACCTCGCTCGGGTCCATGTCGATTTCAGCAACCGCTCCGGTCTACATGGCGCGCAACCGGCGCTCGACACCGGACATTGCCATTGTCTGCGATGGTGTCATGTACAATTACCGCACCTCTCTGGCGCAGGTGACGGATGTCGATCTTCTGGCCCCGCTCAGCATCACCGTGGTGGATGGTATTTTCATCATAGGAACCGCGGATAACAAGTGGCAGGCCGGCGAGATCGATGACGGCACAAGCTGGGATGCGCTCTCATTCGAGCGTGCCGATGCCTCGCCCGATCCCGTCGTTCGGGTGTTCAATCGCCAGAATGAAGCGCTGATTTTTGGCGCCAAGACCTGCGAGTTCTGGACGAATGCCGGATTGGCGGATGCCACAGGGTTCAGCCGTTCGACGGTGATGGACCTGGGGTGCCTGGCCGCGAAATCGGTGGCCCGTCTCGATCAGACTCTTGCCTGGGTGGCGCATGACCGGACCGTTAGGCTGTTGCAAGGCTATTCTGGCCAGCGCATTTCAACGCCAGCCGTCGAGCGTGATATCGAGGCCTTGGCCGACAAAACGACCATTGAGGCCACGGGCTGGACCCGCGACGGGCACAGCTACTACCAGATCAGTTCGCCATCGTGGACTTGGGTTTACGACAGCCAGTATGGCTGGAGCAACCGGGAGAGCTATGGGCAGGACAACTGGCGCATCAGCACCGTCAACGAAGCGTTCGGCAAGGTGATCTGCGGGGATCGCGACAGCCCGAACCTCTATGAGATGAGCCAGGATTTCAAGGACGAAGCGGGCGATCCTCTGGTGTTCTCTGTGACCTTGCCGCCCGTGACGACATTCCCGCACCCGATCACTCTGGATGCGCTCTACATCGACGTAGAGCGCGGTGTAGGCACCGGCCAAGGCCAATCGCAGGACATTGATCCTGAAATCATGCTGGAGTGGTCGAAGGACGGTGGTGCGACTTGGAATGGACCGCGCCCCTTGAAGATCGGGCAGCAGGGCAAGCGCCTGACACGGGTCACGACGCGGCGCCTGGGGCAGGCGTTGCTCGGCTTCACGCTACGGATTAGCTGCTCTGCCAAGGTCGCGCGCGCGATTTATGGTGTCTATGCCGAGCTTGAGAAGGACGCGGCATGAGCGACATAAGCCCGTCTGGCGTTCCGGGCGACGAGCACTTTTACCGTTGGCTCAGAGAACAGCAGCGCGTCGCCGCCGCGAACAAGGCGGCGTTGGACGCCGGCAAGGCCACGCTTAGCCAGGTGTGGGAGCAATCGTGGCTGATCCAGTTCCCCGAGGATGGCGATTATCTGGTGGTGGTGAAAAGTGCGGTGGCGCGCACAATCACGGAAGTCACCACGAAATGCACGACGGGCACGGCTACGCTGACGGTCAAGATCAACTCGGCAGCTCTAGGCGGCACAGCCAACAGCGTTTCAACCTCGGAACAGAGCCAGTCGCATTCCAGTTCCAACGCAGTTGCAGCCGATGACGACATTGTGCTGACGTTTTCCAGCGTGTCGGGCGCTGAAAACGTGTCGGTCAAGATCAGCGGCACGCTGGAACTGGCCGCCTCATGATCGTGTTTCCGGGGGCGGTCATCGGAGGCTATTCGGCCAAGGCGGTCTCAGCGGATGGCGATGATTATCTTCAGCGCTCCAGCGCCATAGCTGGAATATCCGACGTTACAACAGGCCTGCTGTCGTTTTGGGTAAAATCTACGTTCTCAGATGCGTTGCGCGTGATGGATGACGACTCCAGTCATTTTGTCGTCAACGTCGCGCTCGACAACATTTTGAGCATCGTTGCCAACCGCTCTAACGGTGATCTTTGTTTGTCGATGCGTACAACGTCCGGCCTGTCCACATCAGGATGGAATCATGTGCTCGCGGCATGGGATCTGTCTGCAGACGCGCTGTGCAAAATCTACATCAATGGATCTGACGATACGTCGATATCCATTCGCGACAACCAGGCTATCGATTACACGACAACCGGATGGACGATTGGCGCTCTCAACGGCGCTGAGGATCTTCTGAATCTGGTTGGCGATATGGCAGAATTGTACTTCACCACGGAATGGTTGGACATCACCGACAGTTCCGTGCGGCAGACGTTCGCCAAGAACGGCAGGCCCGTCAATTTGGGCTCTGACGGGTCCAGGCCCACCGGCACCGCGCCGCTGATCTATC